TGAGGTATCGTAACCGTTGAGGATGTTGATCCACCTTTTCCGCCTGACATTACTCAAACTCCTTAATGTATGAGGCATGATGAGCTTCCCAGCCGTGTGCCTTTAATGGTTTCTTCCAGCCGTATCGGCCAGACATTGTTAGAGCGCTGCAACCCTGAGCTTTGCCCCATTCTATCACATCATCGTGCATATCTAAAATCTGGTCCAATTCACCGCCACCTAAGAAGACGTTTAGCACACGTTTCTTCGGATATACCACTATTTCAGTGACTATGCACCCCCTTGGCGTAGGCCACAGTTGCAACGTGCCTTTTTGCAGCCCAGCGACCACATCATCAAATCCATGAGTGCCACCGCTGTAGCTTAAAGCTGCCTCAATCCAAGGCTTGCATCTGTCTAGCTCTTTATCCATGCAACCTCGTAATTGCTATCGTTGAGGCTGGCGCGGCAGGCGCAAACGCAGTTGCGGCTGTGGCGTCAAGAAACCCATTGGTGCTGTCTACTGCCCACATGGCCTCAAGGTAATCCCCAGCGTTAAGCTCAAATATTGACGAGCGCGACACAACCAGAACAGACCCGTTTTGGTGTAGTGCGTTTTTCATTGTGGACCCAGTAACGTCAGAACCATTGACCCGTGGCCAAAACCAGAAGTTTACAGTTGAGCTTGATGTCGATGCAATCTGCGCAGAAAAGCTAATCATATACTGACCAGCCTCATCGAACACAATGCGAGAGGCTGGAGTGCCGTTAGAAATATTGTGAGCGTTGCTAGAAGTGTAAGTCAAAGCGTAAGCTGTGTTTATAGCTACAGCCGTTTGGTCAGTTGTCACTGCCCCAGAGTATTTGCCGTCCTCCAAAACAACTTGCACCCACTCACCGTTCTTTGAGACCACTGGGTAACCATTCACGTTATCCCATAGCATCACGCCATTTTCAGAAGCCGATGAGTAAGTTTCCTTGAAGCCAAGCTGGTCTAAAGCCCGGCCAAGGTAGCGCTGGAGGTTTTCAGCCCACTTACTCAAGTCCATAGTGATTGGTGGGAGCATCCGGCTCATCTTTTACCCCCCGAAGAAGCGTCAAGCCGCATAATTCCTACGCGCCAATCTGACGACGCATCACCCGTCACGCGCATTCTGATCTGTCGCCCGGTAAACCGCAGGCTTGTTGGGTTAGCCATACTGAACGGGCCGTAATCTCGTTCAGTTCCTGTCGGATAAAATCGCGTTTTGAACGTGGCATTCACGTCTCCGAGCGTCTTCTCGTCGGGGATCATGCCGCGCACCGCCATCACGTTATCACCTACCCCCAACGCAATCGGGCCTGTCTCAGCAAACGGAGATTGCCCACCGTAGTCAAAGCCAATTTCCTGCTCGTACAAGATGCCGTCTGCGGTAATCCAAAACGGCTGACGGAATACGCCTCGATCAACGCCAGCGGTGCGGTCTATTTCGCCAGTAGTCCAAATCTTTTCTGCGTAGTCGAAACACACATATCTGTCGCACTCAGTGCTGCCACCGCTTGGGTAGAACCACCATATTTCGTTAAACCGGCTATTCACAACAGCGTGAACTTTCGATTTCTGATCGTTGTTTATATCGCTAAACACATAGTCAGAAACCTCACACGGCAGAGACTGCACAGCACCGCCAGAATAAACAAAGAACGAGCGCTGGCCCATCCATACTACACCCTCATCAATAGACGCAGCAGCGTTAGTCGCGATCAAGCCGCAGCTAGTGCCAACTCTTTGAAATCCGTATACAAATGGTGGCCCGGAGTATGTGGCTGTGTGGGCATCTTGATCGGTGAGGATTAGAGACTGACCGCGCGTTCTCAAGCCTTTTAGGATCACGCCGTTAGTCTGGATTTGAATGTCACCAGCTTCGTTTGTTGCAGCTGGCGTCCAGGTGTCGTTATCCTCTCGGTCTGACCAAGCAATCTTACGCGGATCGCCACCTGCCCCGAATGCAAAGACGAAGCGCTCCTCTGTAACCATCATTCCAGAGCAATTTGTGGGTGCGTTTGGTAACGCGGCGGCTGGCGTTCCGCCATTAAGCGTCCATTGATAAATTTTTCCATCGTCAGCCGTGCAGCCGAGTAAATACTCGCCCCAGTTCTCCAAACTCCAAGTCGTAGCCCGCAAAATGCTGCCAGTGTCTTCAGAAGGGAGGCCGTAAATTCCACTGTTAAATGTGCCACCGCTAAAGCCAGTAAAAGCCGTTGCATCCACGCGACCAGCGGTAAACCCAGCTGGCGTAATGTCACTGACAGTGTTTCCAGAGGTCATGGCGTACAGCTTGTTGTGCGTTCCAAACGCCACGCGGCGATTGCTGGAATTGTCTTCCCAAGCAACCATTGTGCGCGCTACGCCGCCTAAATCAACGCTTCCGCGCTGACGCCAGCCGCCTACCGGGCGTAAAGCGCCCTCATGCCAGCGGATCAAGTTGCCATCACGCCAACGGCCTTGAGACTGATACTCAGTGCCGTTTCTATATTGGCCTGCTGGAATATTAAGAGGGATTAACGGCATGTGCCTTCTCCCCTTTTAAGGTTTAGTCGGCCAGTCGCCGTCCTCGATGTGCGGGAAACTCGCATGATCTGTAATGTCACGCAACGCCTGACGATAACTTGTCATCGCCGCGTCCATCGTTACATCAGTCAACGCAAAGTAATCCGTCTCAGCCAGAAGCGTGTTGCGCTTGGTGCGTACAGCCTCCGCAGCATTGCTATCATACGCCTGCACTTGTTCTGAAGTCTTGTCAGATAAAGTCCAACCGATAGTCCAGCTGGCTCCGCTTCCTGTAGGGGCTGCGTTTTGTGCAAGGGCTTGTGTACGATCTGTGTAAGAAGGTTGATCCTCTAAAGTAACAGGATACACGCCCCACTCTGCAAGCATTTCATCTGGGATGTGCTTTGGAAATGAGGTGTTCGGATTATCACGGCGTAGTTGCCCCACGTTGTAGGGGTATGTGTCTACGTTACCGTTTGTGATTTTGACGTACATTTAAGGTCTCCTTAGAGGATTAAGCGCCTTCAGCTCGAATGGCGATATATATGTAATTTGCCCCGCTCTCGTTTACACGAGCGTCGGAAGATGTGAGATCAAATCCAGTGCTACTAAACGTCAGAAAGCTTAAAGTGTACTCACGGCTGTTTAGGTTGGGGCGCAGATACTTGGTGGAACCTCGAGCATTATCCATGATTACCCAATCTGTGCCGTTAGTAAGGCACTTGATTAAGACCCATTGAGGCTCCCAGCCTAAATTGACCGAATTGCCAGACGAACTGCCGCTGCCCGCATACACACCACACTTGATAAGGCTCTCATCAGAAGTATCATGCCCCCAAAGGTAGGCGATATAATTTCTGCCAGACTCATTAATATCTCGATCTACCGTGAATGTAGTGTCTGTCGGAGCAGTGTTGTTCCATCTTGGTGTAGTTTCGTCCCCACCAGTTTCGTGCAACTTCAAGGCATAATCTTCTGGATCACCGCCGCTGTCCTCGTTGGCGTTTCGATGATAAACCCACCAATCGTCAACATTTGAGTAACTTCTGGCAGTGTACGCGCCCGGCACCGCGCCAAGGTTGTGTGATATAGTTCTGGAAGAAGCGTTGTTGCCGCTCCAAGTTACAACATCAAAAAAATTCTCAGCCACCCGAAAACTCCAAGCAACGTAATCGCCGCCTCCACTGTAGGCGTAATTAACACCGTAATTGCCAGTATCAGTTCCAAGGCTAAATCCGTCTGAATTAAAAGCTGTCAGCTGAGTGTCGCTGCCTGCTGATTGGGCGCTTGATGAGTTTGTGAATAAACGGTTGTCGTCCCCACGCTCTGTATCGTAAAGCGTGTTGTTTCTGTCAGCGTTTGTTCTCTGTTTAATCCAAACCAGACCACCCTCACCCGAAAGGTCCAAGCCATTAGAAAAACTGCGCGCCAATGAGGTGCCTGTATAAGTATCCGTGCTGAACACATCGTCAACACTTAAACCGCCACCTGCGCCTGCAGCTGCTTGGTTCATTATTTTCGATATATTACTCATTGCAATTATCCAGCAGCGTCAATGGAAAGAGCGCCATACCATGTCGTGCCGCCGTCTATAGTAGTAAAAACAAGGATATCCGTTTCGCCACTTGCTGGCGCGTCTGGCGCTGTAGCGCCCGCCCAATCAACAGAGGCGGGGTATGTTATTGTATGGGTGCCGCCAGCAGTCAATTTCAAAACAAACCCGTAACCCGTACCGCTTGCAGGCGGGTTGCTAAACGTAAATGTCGTGTTCCCTGTCGTGCTTAGGGCAAACACATTTCCCGCCTCACAATTTACTGATGGGGTAGTGCCAGACAAAGAGACATATGTTTCGTTGTAGCTCTTAGCCTTCAACTCCTCCGAAAGATTTACGTCGCCATTCGCATCCGCAGTCACAACCTTGCTCGCCTCAGATGTGCCAAGCGTCGCAACGTCAACGTAGTTAATTTCTGCTGTTGTCGCTGTAACGCCATCCAACAGATTAAGCTCTGCCGTTGTAACGGTTGCGCCATCCAGAATTTCAAACTCGGTGTTCGTAACGCCGCCAAGCAGCGCGTCAACAGCGGCCCAGTTTGCGTTTAACTTGGTCCCCCAAGTGTCTTCACTTGCACCAACTTCCGGCTGGACCCAGCCATAGTTTGTTGTAGTTCCATCAGCCATTACGCGGCCCTCTCTAAGTAATCTGCCTCTGTCCAGCTTGTCGTCGGATCAGCCGCCTCAAGCCACTTGTAACGGGCGGAAACGCTTGCCGTGATACCAAACTCATCCGAAGCCGCCATCAATCTTATGCGGTTATACACTATATCTGTGGATATTGAAACAGTTGGGGTTGCAGCGCCGACAACATCAATAACCGCATTCGATGTTGTGGAAATAACGATAGCCGGGGATGCTGAAACATTCCGCGTAACTTGCGCCGATGCTGTTGCACCGACGGAGATGACGGCTGATGCGCTTCCCTCTTCAATACTGATGTTCTTACCGTAAATATAAGAGCCAAAAGTGTTGAGACCGTAACCCGGACGAAATCCGGGAATGACTTCATATTTAATCGCAGAAACGCTGGCGATACCGCCAAGGCTAATGTCTGCCGCTGCATCTGCAACGCGAATGGCAGTCGGCTGGGAGGAGCTAACAGCTATAGCTGCGGATGCGGATGCGTTGACAACAGTTACTGCGCTCGCTGCGGCTGACACTCCGATAGCCGCAGAGGCCGCAGCCTGCGTCGTCTCAGGCTCGCCGTACAGCCCGGAGTTAAAAACTCCCGAGCTATATGTGGAGCGCAGCGCCATTAGCTTGCCGTGATGTCAAGGTCGCCCGTTGGGATGCGGAATACATCGCCATCGTTGATCGCCTTGGCAGTTGTGAGCGCAGAGTGGATTATCATGTTGCCGCCAGACGATGCGTCCATAACCCCGATCCAGCCTATCGTCCCCCAGTTCCCGCCAGTCGCCGCAGGGAACTCAACACCCGCAGTGTTAGACGCAACATCGTTTGTGACTGAGAATGTCACTGCTGTTCGCGCGTAGCCGTTGCCAGCAACTTCAGTGCCAGCGGAGCCGGTGTCAGTCGGGTCGGAAGTGAACAGGCCAATGTACCAATTCGTCGGACGGGTCACGCTGCCTGTGGTGAGTAGATATTCGAGCGTGTGCGTCTCGAAAGCGTTAGTAAGTGACATGGATTTCTCCTGTTAGATATATCTGCGGCGGTTATACACCAGTTTCAGTTTAATAGCTAGTCACGCGCATTCTTAGGCCAGAGCCAGCAAAGCGTGTGTCATCTGACGCTTTTTGCAAAGACTGCATCGCTGACGAATACAAGGCCGCCCAAGTTTGCGTTCTAGCGTCGTCGTTTAGGTATGGTGCAGCCTGAATTAGCGAGCCATACAGGTAAATGTCCGGCGCGTCAGTCAAAAGCCAGTTAGTTGTGTTGCTGTCACTCAACGCAGGCGTCTTGGCGTAATACTGAAGCTGCATCTGATACTCAGCGGCAGGAGT